GGATACGCATTGTCAGTAAATGGCACTGGTGTTTTGACTACTGGTCGTGAGTTGGCAAATGTTACGGCATCGAATGGCGCAAGCGGCTTCAGATTCAAAACAAACAATTGGTTTTACTCTAATGACAATATAGCTCGCTTTTACTTTTCAGCAAGTTCAGCAACCTTTTTCAGATCAGCGAATCACTGGTACTTTCAAAACAATTCTGGGGCTAACCAAGCGCAAATTACTGACACTGGTAACGCTATTTTCGTCGGCAATGTTACGGCGTATGGCACTGTGTCAGATATCCGCCTGAAAGAAGATATAGAGCGCATTGCTGATCCAATCGACAAGGTCAAGCAACTAGACGGTATCACCTTTAACTACAAGAAAGACGGCTCACGATCTACTGGCTTGATCGCACAACAGCTACTAGAGGTGTTGCCAGAGGTTGTTTACGAGACGGCTGATCTCGACAGCGGCGACACGCATTATGCGGTAAGATACGGGCAAGTTGTTGGTCTATTGGTCGAAGCGATCAAGGATCAGCAGGGGCAAATTGATTCACTTCAAACTATCATCGAGGAGATGAAGAATGGCAATAACTAATGTACGCGCAATACAGCGCATCGAAACGTATCCTGCTCAGGATAGTTCTGCGGCAGATACAACCAACGAGGGCAATCCTACTATGATGGTGGTATATGAGCATACGTTCGACGATTCGTCCGACGACGCCCTGCCTGTAACCAGCACAATAGTAAAAAATCTACAGCGTTACGTTGTCACAGTTGACGATGAGGGAAACGAGACCTCAGCGACTACAAATGTATCAGGCGAAGATCAGATGGTGCAGGACATCTGTGCGGCTATGTGGGTAAGCTCTGAGTAATGCCATTACAAACGTCAGGTTCAATATCACTGCAAGATTTGCAGGATGAGTTTGGCGGATCGCATCCGATAACACTTACTGAGTACGGTGCTTTAAGGCAGACGGGATCGGGAACAACGATCAGCCTATCCGATTATTACGGTGGCACAAATACGCCTGTGGTAACGCAAGGGACATTGTCACAGCAGTTTTCCACGATACGCGGATTTAACGACGCAAATAATGTGGGATCAGTTTCGCCTACTAGTTGGTATAACTCAAGCATGGAGGCCCGAACCATCAAAGAGATAGCTCGAGTAAATGCGTCGTCTGGTATGTTTTTTCAGTTCGAGCTGAGCTACTCAAGCGCCAACTCAATACCCGCTAACGATTTTACGAGCTTGCAGTTTACAGCGAATGGCACATTAACCACGCTGACATCGGCAGAGGCATCTACTACTACAACACAGGGCGGTTATGGTAGGCGGTGGTCGTGGAGTTACGCTAACGGGCTTGATACGACAGAGATTGCAAACATAACGGCTGAGTTTGATGGCTCTGGCAACGTCACGGTAACGGTAAACTCATGAGAACGCTTATTTATGACACCCCAGCGCCTGACGCTACCCACCTTGAAGGTTTTGTAGAGTCTGACGCGATTACGCAAGAGACGCCTGTGCCTTTCCGCGTGCCGATGATTAAGGCCAATGGTGTGAATGACCTAGAGGCTACGGTCGCGTTAGTTCATCTTATGGAAGATCGCATGGATGAAGATATTGCCGATGGGTCAGTTATAGGAAGAGTGCCGATCACTGCGCCTACAGTGTAAACTATCGTTGGCACAACGCCATTTAATACTTACCTTAGAGGGAAACCATGGAAGACAAACAGCAAGTAACAGAAGAGCAGTTTTTTTTGGCTCAACGAGTAGAGTCCTTGGCTCGTCAAAATGCACAGCAAGCGCTTCGTATCGCAGATTTGGAAGCGCAATTAGCGCTTATTGAAGCGCGCACTCAACAGCCTCAAGCTGATGATGAAATCATCGTAGATGAGGAAGTCGCGGCGTAATCATGGCTGTTATCTCCGCGGCGGCGGTCCAGAAGAACAGAACGTATGTAGCATCAGGTTTTGTTGATGACGACTACATACTGGACGACAAGCAACCTACGAGTCGGTCGATATTCGGCGCGAATCGTATTGCTAACTCTGCAACGCTCACCGCGGCAAACGCTACTGCCTTCTTTGGTAGTAGCGTTCTTATTTCTGCCATAAGCATTTCTGAAGTTACCGGCAGGCTCATACCGGTTGCTGGGCTGTTACACAAATTAGCCAGCATCATATCAGCCGACACAAGATCTATATTCGCTTCTGAGTTAAAATGGAGCCTTGTAGACGCGACTGACTCTACATGGGGCGATGAAACCGTGACAATCGTTACGTGGATAGATGAAGGCGCGACACAGACGACGTATACCAAACAAAACGCGGCTGGTTCCACGTGGAACAAAATAGTCGATGATGAGAGGCCCTTTGGGTAAATACTATGGCAGATGGAACAACGACTACGTTCTCGTTAAAGAAGCCCGAAGTAGGTGCTTCAGAGGACTCGTGGGGCGGGAAGCTCAACGACAATTTTGACACGCTCGACGATTTATTAGATGGCACGACAGCCATACAGCCAAATTTAACGGCAGGATCTTGGAAGGTAGGCGGTGTTGCTGTTAGCTCTACAGCGGCAGAGCTTAATGTGCTCGATGGCGTCACAGCCACAACCGCAGAGCTGAACATTCTTGACGGCGTCACTTCTACAGCGGCAGAGCTTAACATTCTCGATGGCGTGACATCGACGGCGGCAGAATTAAATTTGCTTGATGGTGTTACTGCTACTACTGATGAAATAAATTACTTAGGTGGCGTAACCTCGGCCATTCAAACTCAGATCGACGCGAAAACAACGCTTGCGGCAGTTTACCCGGTAGGATCAATCTACATTAACGCAAGCAACAGCACTAATCCCGGCACGCTACTTGGCTTCGGCACGTGGGAAGCATTTGGCGCAGGTAAAGTCCCTGTGGGTATCGACAGCTCCGACACCGACTTTGACACAGCCGAGGAAGCTGGCGGTGCAAAAACTGCGACTGTTGACGTAACCGTGCCAGATGATGGATGGGGCGCAGTACAGTCTGGTAGTGGAGACCTACCAGAGCCATCAACTAGCGGTCGTCTCGTTACAGGATCAGGGAAAAGCGAAAACAACGAAAATTTGGAATCACTTGCTCACGCAAACGGGGATAGGACTTTTACCTCTACAGCGGGAAGCACCGTTCAGCCTTATGTCGTTGTACATATGTGGAAGCGCACAGCGTAAGGAGTATGCATGCCTTACAACGCACTAGATATACCGGCAGGGGTAGTCAGGCACGGCACTGACATTGAAGGCACGGGGCGGTGGCGCGACGTTAACTTGGTCCGATGGCGTAATGGGGCGCTAGGCCCTATAGGCGGCTGGGAAGAGCGAGCAAAGTCTGGAGCTACGTTAGATAAATCAGTCCGTGGCGTGTTGGCGTGGGTTGATAATAACTCTGACACCAACATGGCTGTAGGCACCTACGAAAAACTTTTTTACATCAACACTAGTGGCGTCATCGCTGACATTACCCCTTCTTCTTTCACGTCAGGATCAGAAGACGCGGCACTGCGGTCTGGATTTGGCGCGGGCAATTTCGGCTCAGGCTACTTTGGCACACCTAGAACCTCTACGGGTGAGTTTCAAGAAGTTACGACATGGTCTTTAGATAACTGGGGCCAATACTTAGTTGCGTGTTCTTCAGAAGACGGCAAGATTTACGAATGGCAACTTTCATCAAACACGCCAGCGGCAGTCATTGCTAATGCCCCTACAAACAATAAGGCTATTGTTGTTACAAACGAACGATTTTTGTTTGCCTTAGCGGCCGGTGGCAATCCGCGTAAAGTGCAATGGTGCGACAAAGAAGACAATACAACGTGGACACCATCTGCTACGAATGAGGCTGGCGACTTTGAACTACAAAGTAACGGTGAAATTCTTAGCGGCCACCGTCTGCGTAGCCGCACGCTCATTTTAACGACTGCTGACGCGCACGTCGCAAACTACATCGGACCACAGTTAGTGTTTTCTTTTGACAGGGTCGGCACAGATTGCGGAGCGATTTCTCGTCATGCTTGCGTACCGCATATGGAAGGCGCTTATTGGATGGGGTCTAAAAGCTTTTTCTTCTTTAACGGAAGCGCTGTGCAAGAGATACCCTGTACTGTTCTCGATTACGTTTTTAACGACTTAAACAACGATCAACGATCTAAAGTCACTGCGATGAATAACGCTCAATATGGCGAGGTGTGGTGGTTTTACCCATCTGGTGGATCGACAGAAAATGATCGCTACGTCGTGTACAACTATCAAGATCAGTATTGGAATATTGGAGAGCTGTCCCGCACAAGTGGTTTTGATGCTGGCGTGTTAAAGCACCCTGTAATGTTTGACTCGGCTGGCAAGTTTTACGATCACGAGTCTGGCTTTGATCACGACGGTAGCAAACCGTATGCTGAAACTGGTCCTATATTTTTCGGTAACGACACGTTCAGAGTGACTGAGGTCATACCTGATAGTGTGGCGAAAAACGACACCTTCCTCGAATTTAAAACTAGATTTTATCCGCACGGAGAGGAAACCAGTCATGGCGCTTTGCTGTTAAACGCGAACGATAAACTATCTACGAGATTTACCGGCAGACAATTACGGATGCGCGTGACAGGCGAAAATCTCAAAAACTGGCGCTTCGGAGTTGCAAGGCTAAACGTCATACCGGGAGGGCGTCGGTGAGTTTTGCTCCGCCACCATTAGGGCCAGAATGGAAAAACTGGGGGCAACAGTTAGTCCAGTATCTTGATCGCGCTCGCTCGCTGTTAGTTTTCAAGCAGGCCGGTGGCACGGCTAGTGATGATGGCGTGATGCTCTGGGACAACACAAACAAGTACCCGGTCGTAAGCTCTGGCGGCGTTTACAAGCAAATTGTATTGGCAGATGGCCATGGCGACTTTCAGGTAGCGTCAGACTTCGCGTATACGGCCGCTGACACGACGTACACAATTACGTACACGGGAGACAGCAATAACCACGGTCTCACGCAGAACGGCTCTCAGATAGCGTTTGATGAGCCGGGACACTACCTAGTGACATTCTCAGCTCAAGTTTTTTCTACATCAGCCAGCACCGTCGAGTTTGTTTTTTGGCCAAAGCTAAATGGGTCAAA